GCATTTATACTCTGGATCACTAAAGGCATTAAAAATGACCTATTAGCGTTAAAGAACTCATTTGTAGGTAGCGTCACCAAAGCGTTCCAAAAGACAGCATCTATCTCTTTACGACTAGGCTCTTTATCTTTATCTACTAAGTCATCCCATAACTCAGCAATACTTGATAAAGCCACTAAAAAGTCTACAGCACTTTGGTTGCCACCAAACCATTCTAACAGTTTGGCATTTCTTATCTCACGCCATTCGTTAGTATCATGTTCTATCATAATATTTATACAAGAAAATAGCTAGTTTTACCGAAAACTGCCAAGTTTCCCATCAAATCTAATAGTTCCAAGACGCCAATCAGATAGGGTATTTCCTTCTATTTTGACTGCAATTTGCCTACCAGTAATTCTCAGAGAAGTAGGATTAACCATTGTGTATGGTCCATAACTATATTCTGTGCTTGTTGGATAGAACTTGGTACTAAATCTAGCCTTAACATCACCTAAGTTCTTTTCATCAGGAACTAATCCTGTCAAACTAATTGTTCTGTCTCCATTACCTATCTCTATTGGTCCTGACTCAGCAAATAATGTCTGACCATCATAGTCAAAGCCAACTTCATGCTCATAAACATATCCGTCTGTAGAAACCATAAGTGGATTATTGAAGATGCCACGATCTGTACCGCAAGTACGAGCTAATGTGCCAATAGCCCAATGATTCTCACGATAATTGTAGGAAACGTAAGAATCTATTTCATTAGATGCAGAACTTGGATAAAACCACCAAATTTCTCCAAATGTAGAGTTGTGAACACAATATACTTTTGATTGCTGTGTAGCATTCATATTACTGAACACGTAATCAGCCACATCTGATGTTAATGGCTTTACAAAACCATCATATATCCAGAATCCTGACCCAGACATCCAAATACAGGCATTATCAATAGTTGCTACTGCTTGCTTAGAAATAACACCACAACCCGTCCCTACACGTTCAAAACTATAGATAAATGGAGGACCAATGTATGTGGCAGTATGCACATCAACATCAGTAAACAAGATAGTAGCGCCTCGAATGCGTTTAGCGCATTGCAAAGAGCCAACTGTAGTTAACTCAAAGTCTCCAGCTTGGTTGGTGGCAGCAGGAGTCCATACAGTATTGTTTTCTTGGTCACACCATTGAACTTTACGAGGATTCCCACCTGCTCCTAATGCAAACAAGAATCGTTCTTGAGTGACAATCAAACCAGTACAGCTAGTTGGTGCGTTAGTAATGGCAGCCGCATCATTTGCGTTATTTAATTGCCATTCAAGCAACTTACCATCTTTCGATGAACAGGCCACCAAGTACTCACCAAAGGTATCTAAACTCCAAGTTGTGGCAGGTATGATTGATCCTAAGTCTGGTCTAGCAACACCATAGGCAGAAGATCCATAAAATCCATAACCATAACCAATCTTTACTATGGCATCTGGATCTCCAACAGTAAAAGTTGCAGGAGTAATGTCTGTCAATGCACCCGATTCACTCATTGCATAAAGCTTGGAATGCGTACCAATTCCAATTCTACGAGTAGACGTATTGTCTTTCCAGTTTAACAAGCCCCTAGCCATGCCAGACAATTGGTTAGTAGACCGCTTACGCCATCCACCTACTGGACGTATAGTATTTTCGTACCAACGTACCAAATTTGAGCCGTTCCAACGCCCTTTAGACTGATATTCAGTCCCATTTTTGTATACGCCTGGAGGAATTTGTAGTGGAATGTAAGCCATATCTGCATTCTATAGCGTAGGTAGGTTAGACACAAAGCTTATTGTAGCAATTACAGATGGAATTGATGGTCTAGTTGGTGTTGAACTCGCAACGTAATGTTCAATATATGCCCCAACGTCACTTGTTCTCCAAACAATTTCAACATAATCATTTGCATTTAAATCAACAAAGAAATTTAAAGCACAAATAGTATGAAATGGATCTCCTGCGGATTTTCTTTGAGCTAACCCATATCTACTGTTAGATTTGTCTATGTTTGTGCCATTTTTTCTAAACCAAATGTCTATATCTTGAGAATTATTGGTTGTATTTACTAATTGCATAGAAAACTGAATGTTATAAATTCCTGAGTCTGTAACATTAAGTCTTGAGCTGTTTGATAAAGTGACCCCATTTGCGAAATCAGTTGTATCAAAAGTTATAGGGTAAGCAGTCGTTGTGTCGGCAGCAATCTGATCTGTTCCATCTTGAAAAGCCCCGTAAGGATTATTCAAGTACTTGCCACCCCTTGGGCCAATGACAGACTGTATCGAATTTACTAACTTGGTAAAAAACAACCTCAAAAGTCCATTGTTTTGATTCTGGACACTTTGAGAGTAGACGGCTCCTGATGTACCCAAAGAAGGTATAGCAGGGATGTCTAATTGTTGCTTTACATTAGCCATTACTTTTTAATCAAAGTTTGCCAAACAGCACCAGCAGCCATGATTAGACCAGCCACCCACAAAATAGGCTTGGCAGCAGAGGCTATCCACCCCAAGACTTTAAAAGCCCCATCAAGAGCCTTTATAGCCTCTACCAGACCTTTAGTGTTTTGGTCTATGTTATCTACCTTGGTTTCAACTTCAACCAATCTGTCGTAGATTTGCTTATGGGTGACTTCGTTTTCCATTACTCACTCCGTTGGTGCGTCTTTAGGTAACTGAGTTTCTGCTTGCTCTTTGATTTTAAGAATCAGAGGCCAGACACCCGTCTTACTGGGCAACTCGCCAAGGGTCTGCAAGATGAAGTTGACTTCGTTGATGTCTAACTGGATGTTCATGCTGATGCTGTACGAAGTGGTGTCAAATCCTCGCTAGTCCAGAAGTCTTTATCCAACATGATCTTGAGGTGCTCTTTGTTACGAGCAACGCAGTCAGTCCATTCTTCAGCAGTCATGCCTTCGGGCTTGCCGCCGTTAATAAGATTCACTGAGTCCATTGCGGCGCTGTAGTGCTTGGCAATTTGCTCTGCGGTTGGGGTTTGGGATTCAATAGTCATGATTTTCCTTTTAAGGGTGGGTTAATTTATAAGCGTCAAATTCTGCTTTGAGTTCTTGGATGGCTTTGACCAGCACAGAAACCATGTTGCCATAAGCCAGAGCGTCAGGTGTTCCATCTTCTGCGTATTGCACAAATTCAGTCAGACCCGCTTCGTGTACTTCTTCAGCAATCAAGCCCCCAAATACTGTGTCACCATCGTTTTCGCCTTTACCTTTATAAGTAACAGGGCGCAGTTGCAATACTTCTGCAAGACCATGTGTTGCATTTTGAACATCACGCTTGTATTTAAGAGATGAAGTTGAACGATACAACTCACCAGCAGAAGTGACATGCACATTTGCGCTAGAGGCTGTGGTGTTGTTGTAAATAGATGGTGCAACAAAGTAGCCGTAAGTGCCTTGATTTGTATGCCAAAAACGTGGAGTTCCATCCCCATCAGACAGCACGACATAGTTGCTTGCTGTGCGAATGTCTAGGCCACCTTGGTTGCCTGTGTAGCTACCGATGATGGTGTTTTTAGTTCCAGAAGTAACGGCATTGCCAGCTAATTTTCCAAAAAAAGTATTGCCACCACCAGTAGTGCTTTCACCAGCATAGTAACCAGCCATGCAGTTATCGCTTGCTGTAGTAACTGATTTTCCAGCGCCTATACCTAAGTAGACACTATTCGTACCAGTAGTATTTGCATACCCCGCCTGATAACCCACAGCAGTGTTGTTATTGGCAGTTGTGTTGTTACGCAAAGCCTCAGAACCCATTGCAGTGTTGGAATAGCCCGTAGTGTTGCTATACAAAGCCCTCCAACCAAAAGCGTTTACATCACCAAAACTTGTGGTTGTACTGTATCCCGCTTGGTATCCAACTGAAGTGTTAGCAGAAGATGTTGTATTGCTATACCCCGCCTGATAACCTACAGCAGTGTTGTTAGATGCTGTGGTGTTGGAGCCAAGAGCGCCTGTGCCAACGCCCACATTAAAATTACCTGTAGTGTTGTTTTCCAATGCCCCAAGAGCAGTACCAACATAGTCTGCACCGATGGCTGTGTTTGCCGTTCCAGTGGTGTTGTTGTACATTGCCGCAAAACCAAGAGCCGTGTTGTACGCGCCCGTAGTACTTAAATACAGCGCCCTGTACCCTAATCCAGTATTACCCGCCCCCGTGGTATTTGTATACCCCGCCTCTTTACCAACAACAGTGTTGTTAGAGCCTGTGGTGTTGGAGTAGAGGGCAGTATGACCAACAGCAGTGTTTGAACCACCTGTTGTATTTGAAAATATAGAAGCATATCCAAGACTTGTGTTGTTTCCACCTGTTGTAGTTGCTTCTAAAGACCTAGCACCAAAAGAAGAATTTTGCGTCCCAGTAGTGTTTGCATACCCAGCCTGATAACCTATTGCTGTGTTAAATGATGCTGTGGTGTTGGAGAACAAAGCCGTTCTTCCTAATGCCACATTAGAACTACCAGTTGTGTTAGCAAACAAGGCGGCAGAGCCAATAGATGTATTTTCTGAACCAGTGGTGTTTGAATACAAAGACTCATTACCAACAGCTACCCAAGAACCACCAGTGGTGCTTGAATAACCAGCCCTGTAGCCAACTGAAGTAGTGTTTCCTACAGTTGTTGTGTATCCCGCCTGATAACCTACAGCAGTGTTTTGAGATGCTGTGGTGTTGGAATAAAGAGTGTTATGACCCAAGGCGGTATTGTTTGCGCCAGTAGTGTTAACACGCAAAGCGTTTGAACCCAAAGCGTTATTAAAGTCACCAGTTGTATTGGCTTGTAGTGTGCCATGACCGACAGCGACACTTTGTTGAGCAGTTGTGTTTGCAGTTAATGCAGTATTTCCAATTGCCGTATTAAAAGCACCACTTGTATTAGCCGCTAAAGCACTAGCACCCACCGCAGTATTGGTAGCCACAGCACCTGCACCACGGCCTACTGTTAGACCTTGAACAACTGCACCACCAGTTAAGGTAGAGACACCAGTTACTCCGAGAGTTGTAGATGCTGTAAGTGAAGTAAATGCGCCAGTATTAGCTGTAGTAGCACCAACAGTACCATTGATGTTAATAGAAGCAGTACCTGTAAGGTTAGTTACAGTACCGCTAGAGGGTGTACCTAATGCACCATTGAACAATACTGGCGCACCAGCAGAGCCTGTATTAACCGCTAGAGCAGTAGCAATACCAGTGCCTAGACCTGACACACCAGTAGAGATTGGAAGACCTGTAGCGTTCGTTAAGGTTGCGCTAGTAGGTGTTCCAAGGATAGGAGTTACTAGGGTGGGGCTTGTTGATAAAACATTATTGCCAGAGCCTGTGCTTGTGCCAACACCAGTGCCGCCTTTAGTGACCTTCAGCAATGGACCTGCATCAAACAGTGCGTCAATGCTGTCCAGATCGGTATTGATCTTTGTTCCCCAGGTGTCAGTGGATGCACCGACTTCTGGTTTTACAAGTGCTAGATTTGTGGTTGTTGTATCAGCCATTTTTCACCTCATGCGGCAATTTGCCAAGATTCACTATTATCCGCAACATCAGTCCAAGTTTCACTTGAATCGCTAATTGCAGTCCATGTTTCAGATACGTCTGTAATTTGTGTCCAAGTCTCATCAGTATCATTAATTCCTGTCCAAGTCTCAGATACATCGCTTTCAGCAAGCCACTTTTGATTACCAGAAACACTCATGCTTGATACGCAAGCAATACTCAAAGAACCAGTCTGCTTTCTTTGACTACCAACAGTCATGCTACTAGATGCAACTATCGGAAAGTTAGCATTAGCAATAACTTGAGATCCAACAACCAATGTTGAAGAATCAGCAACAGTCATTGTTGCAAAAGCAACCCTTACACCATTAACAACTAATGTACTAGCATCAGTAGTAGTTAAAGCACCAATAGCAACACGACTTGCTGACACAGAAACAGTGCTAGAACTAGAAATAGCAGACGCACCTATTGCAACCCTTGTTGCAGATGCAGTAACAGAGCTAGAACTAGAAATTGATGCCGCGCCTATCGCCAATCTGTTAGCAGATACCGCTACAGAACTTGATGCTACTATTGCAAACCCACCTGTTTTAACAACATTAGCCGCAACCGCTACAGAACTAGCATCAGAAACAGCTACAGCACCTATACAGATGCGTGTAGCCGCCAGTGTCATGGTACTGGTATCGGAAATGGCTAAAGCACCAAGGCTTACGCCATAGGAGTAATTTCCTTGTCCGTATGGGCCAGAACCATAGGCAGCCATATTAGGTCAACGTAATTGTCAAGCTAGATGCAGGGATACGGAACACATCTCCATCATTAATGACACGAGATGTAGTCAATGGCGCCCAAGCAAGTAAATTCCCACCAGTACTGGCATCAAAAATACCAGCCCAACCAATTGTTCCCCAATTACCACCAGAGGCGGCAGCAAACTCAATTGCGGCAGCATTGGTAAAAGTAGTAGCCGTTCCAGAACCAGATATTGTTCCAGTAACTACACGGGCATAACCATTACCTGTTACTTCTGTGCCACCACCAGTATCGCTAGGTGCGGCAGTAAATAAACCCACATACCAAGCTGTTGGGCGTGTTGCCGAACCCGTTGTAAACAAGTACGTCAATACTAGATTTTCTGTGTAATCGCTAAAAGATGACATTTTTTTATCCTAAAGATCGGGCGCGAACAATAGGTGTAGAAGCAACAGAAGCCCTTTGATCTGCTATTTCTATGTCGCCAATGGAATTTGAATATAACGAACTCCATACGGCAAGACGTTCATCGTCTTTCAAATATGGAGATGCCTCAAGCAATGCACCATATAAGTACAAGTCTGGGGCGTAAGCAAGAAGCCAGTTGCTTGTGTTTGAATCACTCAACGCAGGAATCTTACCATAATAAGTTAATTCTCCCGTATATCCAGTATCAGGAGTTGGAATCACTTGAATTTGAGTTCCAATAATTGTGTAAAACTGAGGTTTTCCAGTTGAAATATACTGAGTTGCAGATCCATAGTCACCTTGATTTTGAGTGACATACTGCAAATAAGTAATTGGATTTGTATTTAGTTGGAACTCTTTAGCCTGTAAGAAATCAGCAGGAAAGGCAAAATATTGAGTATCTAAAGTGGCAGTCGCTCTCTTTACCATTTGGCGAACACGCAATTTACGATTAAATTTTGCTTCTGCTAAAGTGATAAATGAGGCGATAACAGAAGTCAGGTCATCCCGATTAAGATAATCAGCTATGGTTGTCTTCAATCCACTATAGGTATCAATTGCCATTTTCTACATCCCTACACATTAATGTGTGTTCATGTTTGTACTCAAATGTGCCAATATGATGAATCTCTTTTGAGAGATCTTGGTCAACAAATGTTTTATGTCCGTTCTGGGCGGCTCTACGGCAAAACCATACATCTTCACCGATGTAGTCTTCCGCAGCAGGAACCCAAGGGATAGCAAACCAAGGATATTCCATAGATTTGTAGACTTCGGATTTGACGAGCATTACACCCATTCCGCAGTAGTCTACTTCAACAAGTCCTGTTGAATCGTCCTCAGTATATACCCGATTGATAAAAGTTGCATCCATATC